TCTTGGGTCTGTTTCGACATTTACCAAATATTTAATATCGTCATTATAACCTTCAAGAAATCCTTTGATTTCACCTAAAACTTTATGTTTATCCATTATATTCTTTTTTCGTTATTATTTCTATATTATCAAATTCCAATTCCAATTGACATGGTTCTTTTAGTTGAGGTAATTCTTGAACCATTTCACAAACATTTTTCATTATTTTTTTATAGATTTACTTATTAATTTCTTTGTTTTAGAATTAAACACATATTTTATATTATTTAAAATATACTCATTAGTAACCAATACTTGTTTTATGTTTTTTGGGAAGATTCCTGATATCCAAAGTGCGCTTATTACATTTTTTCCAACAACCTTATAATAACCACAACTATTTTTGATTTCATAATCCAAATATTGTATATCATCTTTATTTAATATAAAATATTCTAAAATTGTAACAAACCCAACATAAATATCTGCTTCATATTCTTTATCACTTATATCGGTATCATATATTAATGATCTAAATAAAAAATCCTGAAATGGATTAATATTAAATTCATATATTTTTCCCATGTTTCTCCTTAATTTTATTAATTACTTCGCTTAATACTGATTCACTTACATTTGATGTATAATCTTCGTTATCAATAACTTTCACAATCTCCTTGCGCTTACCTTCAATTGCTGAGAATACGTAGTCATCAATTGTGTCTGGAAATACCAATACGTAAATATTCACAGCAGCCTTCTGTCCAATTCGATGCAACCGGTCACTCACTTGGTCGAAATCACCCACACTATAAGGTAGTGTCATAATGAATAATTTACTTGCAGCAGTAAGTGTAAGTCCATAATTACAAGTCTGAATACTACCAAGAAATCCTCTAATATTACTATCTGGGTCTTGAAATGTTTTAACTATTTCACCACGTTCATCAACACTCTGATCACCAGTATGTAAAGCAACATTTTCACCAAGTTTATCTTTTAGCATATATAAACTATCTTTGAAAAAATCAACAACAACAACTTTCTCACCAGTTTCAAAAATATTTTCAATTAATTCAATAATATGTTTTACTTTAATATGTGCTAAATATTGTCTAAGACGAATCATTATAGTCAATGAATTACCATTAGGATGTTCAACAAATTCATTAACAACACCTGCTTCGATTTCGTCATAGATTTGTTGTTCAGCATCAGTCATTTCCAATATAATACGCTGATAAGTTTTACTTGGAAGATCAGTCAAAACTTCAAATTTACGTTTTCGATGTGTAAATGGTGCTATTTTATAATATAGTTCTTCAAGTTTTGATCCACCATCATTAGCAATATAACCCCAACCACTATCAATATTATAATTTAAACCACAATAATAAGAATAAAAATAATTTTTTGTTGCAAAATCAACAGGTGATATTTGATTTAATATCGTATATAATTCCATTGCTTTATTAGGTGCTGGTGTTCCTGATAAGAAAATCTTACTAATTTTTTCGTTTCTAAATATATTTTTATTAAATGTTGATTTGAAATTCTTATAAGTATTGGCTTTAGTATTTTTTAATTTACTACTCTCATCACAAATAACACAATCAATTACATTAATACCTAATTTTTTCCATTTAGTAATAAATTTCTCTTTTTTTGAGGGATTAAAAAAATCATAATTTACAATAATATACTTTGCTTCTTCGATTCCACAAGTATTATTCTTCCAATTAACGATATGTGCAGTACTGTTGGTGAACTTTAAAACCTCATAATAAAAATTAAATTTAAGTGAATTGGGTGTAATAACAATAACTTTATTAAATTTATTCATTTCAACATAAAGAATACTTGACCCCGTTTTACCAAGTCCCATTTCGTGGGAAATTAGTGTGTTACGAGTGGCATTCATAAAAAGTGCTGCTGTAATTTGATGAGGATACAGTTTAATTTCAGGTTTTATTAAAGCATGCATGTTTTCACTATAATCAACATATGTTGTTTCTAGTTCTTCTTTATATTTAACCCATTCTTCTTTTTTTATATTTAATTCTGCAACAAATTTTCGTTTTTCTTCTTCCTTAATTTCAAGTTTTTTTATTTGTTCAATAAAAATTTTACGACTGTCTTCATTACCAAAATCAAAATGAATTTTTGTTGACCCTTTATACCTTTTAATTAAATAAAACAATGATAATGTACTGACTTCCCAACACATCATACCAGCATTCCACTTACGACTTTCTTCTGGAAGGTTTTTTATTTTACCAACCAAACCTTCGTTATATTGAAATCTAAGATAATACGCTTGTCTTCTTTGGATTCTCTCACAATGTACTATAAAAAGTAAATCATCCATTCACATAATTTTTTTATATTATGCAAAGATAATTAAAAATTTGTAATTGTCAATTAAATTACTGTAGTTTTCTAAACAATAAATGCTATTCCAATTAAATAATTTAAATATTTTCCACAACAATAATCATCAAAAAAATTAATTCAAAGTATTTATATAAAAATTAATATTATGAACTCAGGAATATATGTAATCGAAAACAGTATTAATAATAAAAAATATATTGGTAGTGCGATAAACATTAAAAAAAGATGGAATAAACATATTTATGCTTTAAATAAAAATTCTCATGATAACTCATATTTACAAAATGCTTGGTGTAAATATGGGAAGATTAATTTCACATTTAATATTCTTGAAGAAGTTGAGCCAGATAAATTAATTGAAAGAGAGCAATATTATATTAATTTATATGATGTTTGTAAAAGAAATGTTGGTTATAATTTAGCACCAACTGCTGGCAGTGTATTAGGATATCGACACACCAAAGAAACTAAACTAAAAATGAGTATTAAAGGAAAAGGTAGAAAACATACCGAAGAAAGTAAGAAAAAAATGAGTGAAAGTCAAAAGGGTAGAAAACATACCGAAGAAAGTAAGAAAAAAATGAGTGCTTGGCAAATAGGAAGAAAATATTCAGAAAAAGCCAAATTAAATATGAGAAAATCTCATAAACCAATGTCTGAAGAAACAAGAAAAAAATTGAATAAATATCGAAAAGGTTTAATTATTTCAGAAAAAACAAGAAAAAAAATGAGTGAAAGTCAAAAGGGTAGAAAACATACTGAAGAAACTAAAGAAAAAATGAGAAAACCACATGGACCAATGTCTGAAACAACCAAAAAAAAAATAAGTGATTGGAGAAAGGGATTAATTCCATCTGAAAAAACAGGTAAAATGATAACAAAAAAAATAAAAAATACTTTATTATCTAAAGAAAATAAAATAAAAATAAAGAAAATAAATATTGGAAATAAATATCGTTTGGGTTATAAAACAACTGAAAAAACTAAAGAAAAATTAAGGAATCGAATTGTTTCTGAGGAAACAAGAAAAAAATTATCATTATCTTGTAAAGGAAAAAATAATGGAGAAAAAAATGGTATGTCAATTACTAATAAAAATGAAGTTATTGCTATACGAAATGACTATGATAATGGTATGACGTTATCACAATTACAAACAAAATATAATAAAAACTATATGTTTATATATAAAATTGTTAAAAGATTAAGCTGGGCGTGGTTAAATGACAGTAGTTTTAGTTAAAGAATCTGAAATAATTATATTAATATTATCCTTGACAGGTAACCCAATTTTTCCACAATTCTCCCCAAGAAAATCAAGAGTAAAACTTGCTTCATACCTCCCAGCTTTTGCTGTTTGTAATAATTTAAATCTATAAGTTAATGTATATTCTACCTCATCAGGATATTCGGGTCTATTATTATTAACAACAAGATTTGCAGCAGCATTGGCAACACGATATATACCAGTATTAGTTTCCTGCATTGAAAATGTCACAGCAATATTTTCTAACATGTCTGGAGTAATATTATATTGCTCCAGCATATGTTGGGTCAATGGATATTTTAATTCAGGAAGTGTACTATCCTTTTTAATAAAAAAATTGTTTATATTAAATGTACTGTAGTTCATAATTATATTTTAATTTCATTTGCTATTTCTTTATTATCTTCTATAATGCCATCTGCAACAATTTTTTGTTTATTTTTTAATTCATCAGCAATAAAATCTTGATCAGATTTAATTTCATCAGCAATTATTTGATTATCAGATTTAATTTCATCAGCAACATATATCATCATTAATTTTTCACGATCAGCACCTATTGCTTTAATCCTTTTCTTCGCAGTTGCGGCAATACCATCACCAATAAGTCCAAATGAAATAGCATCAAAATTTTCAAACGGATGTCCACTAATTTCAATATAAAATCTGAAAAGTA